GGTAGGGCCGATGTAATCGCTGAAGGGCCTGGGTCGTGCCCTCCCGAGTATATTCACGTTGGTCGCTACGATAAACCGGGTTTAAATGGCACCCGACTGAATCCTGTAGGACCCTGATTAATAGAAAACAGGCTTAGGCCAAATTACATCGTTGGTATCTTGAATAAAAAGATACCAACGATTTTCTATTTTCTTTTCTACAACGGTCCAACTATCCTTGTAGTTACCATAGTTCCAATCGTCCCCAGGCTCAATACGAACAATCCAGGTGCCTTCCCGAAAAGGAGCAAACGACCGAATATAAGTAGGAGCGTCATTCCACTCCCAAGTTGTGTACAGGTTATCTTTCATCTCACGTATATAATAGAAATGGCTCAGAACATTATTGCAGTCTTCGGTGATGAATTTTTTCCTAAGATAGGTGTAGGCGCTTCTATTTCAAAGAGGAAGAATGCAGCCAATAACATTATTGAGTTTTTTCGAACTCTTAATCCAGAGCTAGTTTATCTGATGCCCACTGCGGGTGTTTGTGTATTTTCGGCTCTGGTGTGTAAGATACTAAACATTCCTTACATCTTGATATCGCCCTTCCCAGGATTCTTCGATACTTTACCATCATTCGACAAAGAAGCTATTGCAAAGTGTGTTACATCCGCTAAGACTGTTATTCTTTTAAATCAGTCAACTAACTGTGATCGAAGCTCTGCGGAAGAAGAGGCGATCAAATATCTTACAGATGTCAGTGACGTTACAACATTCTTTTTCAGCAAAGAAACTTCGGACGAGTTTCAACTTTTCATGAATAATTATAACGAAAAATATTTTGAAAAGAAAGTTATACTAGAACTTCCTTATGACAGCCGGAAGGTGCTTTTTAAATAGCTCATGAAAAACTTCTGAGTCTCTGTGGAATGATGAATCGTAATTCCCTGGAGATTCATGTCTCAGATGAATAGGTACTATGAAATTATTAAACCCTAGTAAATGCGCCTGAAGTGTGTAACTAGCGTCATACCAGTGCCATCCCCCTGAGAACCCTTTAGGCATTTTAAGCTGAATTCTATCTAAGACTTTGCCTGTAGTGGCTAGAAAAACGCCATCAAGAACTACAGCTTGGTTTATCACTCCTCCGTTGCCGTAGAAGCAGGTTAAATCCATCTGCTCTACGGACTTTCCGTGAGATACCATACCCCCGCCCATGTAACGTTGCAGGGAGGCTGTCCAGTTGCGCTTTCTTTGCAGTCCTGCGCTGCCAGCAATTCCGACAAAGCCCACACGTTTCTTTTTTAAATGACTGTCGATAATCTTATTGAACGCCGAGTCTTTCGTAAGTATTTCAATATCGTCGTGGCATAAAATAACCTGATCCTCATCATCGGGCTTGATCTCGGTTACCGCCTTATGATAGGCTTGAAAGATTGAGCTACAGTCTCGCATAAATCGTACATCCCAACCCATTCGCGTAAGGTCAGCATTTAGCTGGCCTACGTTTAAACTTTTATCATTACATTCTGCTTCTGTGTACCGAGTAGCGATGATTGCGTAGCGATTCATGCTATATAATAGCGTGACAAGAGAAGAAATTATAAAAGAACTGGATAAGTGTGGTTCGGATCCGGCATACTTTATCAACAAGTACGTGAATGTAATTCACCCGATCAAGGGGGTCGTGCCCTTTGAGCTATTTCCTTTTCAAGAGCGGATGATTGGCGAGATTAACAATAATCGATTTAGTCTTGTAAAGAAGTTTCGTCAGGCGGGGATCACTACTCTCGCGGCTGCTTACTCCTTGTGGAAGATCATCTTTTTTGGTCATCAAAACGTGATGGTTGTGTCCATCGGAGATAGGGAGTCGAGAGCTTTCTTGGAGCGTGTAGTAGCCATGTACGATGATCTTCCGAAGTGGTTGAAGCCCGCAGAAGTGGAGAGGAACAAGCACGTTCTGAAGCTATCCACAGGGTCCCGAGTTAAATCTCAGCCTGCTGGCGCAGGACGAGGTGAGTCCGTATCACTACTTATCGTGGATGAGGCTGCATTTGTTGAAAAGATGCGCGAGTTTTGGATGGCTATCTATCCCACAATTAGTACGGGAGGTTCTGCCTGTATCATTTCAACAGTTAATGGCATGAGCAATCTGTACTACGAACTGTACAAAGATGCAGCCGCGGGTAATAACAAGTTTCACATTGTGGACATCAAGTGGGAAGAGCACCCTTGGTATACCAAAGAGTGGTACGCAGATACTCGTCCGAACATGAGTGACAAGGCGTGGCTACAAGAGTATGAGTGCGAGTTCCTGGGAACAGGAGACACGTTCATTGACAGGTACACCCTAGGCATGCTAAAGGACACTACTTCTGACGAATGGAGATCAAAGTATACTCACCGTATGCGAATATGGAAAGAGCCCGAGCCTTTCTACAATTACCTCATCGCGGTGGACGCTTCCTACGGGCGAGAGCGGGATCACTCCGCGTTCCACGTAATTAATCTATACAACGGAGAGCAGGTAGCTGAATTCTACTCAAACGTAACTCCTCTTAGTAAGTTTGCTGAGATTATCAAGACTGAAGGCTATGCATATAATACCGCTTACGTGCAGGTGGAGAGGAACGGTCTAGGACTTGCGCTGATCGAACAGCTTTGGGATACATTGGAGTACGACAACCTTGTGATGGACGATAAAGGTGATTTCGGTCTCATGCTCACCAACAAAAATAGAGAAGCTGTTTTAGCTGATCTAGAAGAAAGTCTTAGAAAAGGAAAAATAAAAGTAAACTCATCCCGCACTGTAGATGAGTTATTAACTTTTATTATTTCAGAAGGTACTGGCAAAGTTCAAGCGGATGATGGCTATAATGACGACCTTGTAATGAGTTTAGCTTTAGCCGCACATACAATGGACGACATTTACCGAGGTAGTCCTGAGCCTCTTACATCTGACCCTATTGACGAGAAATCAAAGGTAATGCCAGTGATAAGCACTAAATATTCACAGGACGAGAATATTCGAGATTACTATAAATGGATGAGAACGTAGACAACAAAGTTAATGAGAACTATGGATCCACCGAGTTCCCTTCTCAGAATAACTATGGAGCAGAGGCTCCTGGGTATAGAGGCAGATTCTTTGCGTTCTTTCAGAAAGCATTTTCAAAGAAGACTCCCGGTAGACCTCCCGCGCAACCTCCGTTAGCAGGAGACGCTCAATCCGCAGCGAGAGAAGCTCCTGAGGACTTCGCGGGCGGGTATGGTAAGTCTACAGGCGCTCACGCAATGCCTCGCGTGGAGAAGGAGAGACGCACTCGCTATGCGGATTACGAGCGAATGGATCAGGAGTCAGAGGTAGGCGCGGCTCTAGACATTTACTCTGATGACGCTACTCAAGAAAATACTCGCGAAGAGCTTTTTGAAATCACCTCCGACAACGAGGTAATCAAGCGAGAGGTTGAACGTTTCGTTAAGCAGTGCCGACTCGATAAGTACATCTGGGACATTGTTCGTAACACGGCCAAGTACGGCGATTGCTTTGTAGAGAATGTGGTAGATCTCAATAATACCGAAAAAGGTATTATGAGACTTAAGATTCTTAACCCTAAGTTCATCTACAGAGTTGAGGATAAGTATGGTTATCTAAAGGAGTTCTTACAAGAGATTCCCGACAAACGAGCAAGCGGATCAGACTACTCACAATCATTTGCTCCCGACGTAAAGAAGAAGAATATTATTAAACTTAGCAAAGACCAGATCGTACATTTCCGTCGTATGACCTCGGACTCTGATTACTACCCGTACGGAAAAGGCATCTTAGCTTACGGTGTCAGGGTCTTCAAATCTCTCATGCTGATGGAAGACGCGATGCTTATTTATCGTATTCAGAGAGCACCTGAGAGACGGGCTTTCTACCTTGAGACGGGTAACCTACCGCAATCCAAGGTGGAGGCTTTTGTTGAACGTATTAAAACAAAGTTCAAGAAGCAGTCCATGTGGAACCCTGGATCGAACAGTATCGATTCTCAGTACAACCCTCTGACGGTGGACGAGGACTTCTTCATCCCTATTCGTAATGGACAGGGAACTAAGATTGATGTGCTTCCTGGAGCACAGAATCTTGGAGAGACGGACGATGTTCATTACTTCCGTGATAAATTGCTTGCGGCACTTAAAGTTCCGAAAGACTTTATCGTAGAAAAGGATAAGTCGCCCGAAAGAAAAGCTAACCTCTCTCAGCTTGACGTTAAGTTTGCTAAAGCCGTACAGAGACTTCAGAGAGATGTTGAAGTCGGGTTGAATGTGCTCCTTGACCGTCATCTCAAGCTAGTAGGCTTTCCTAAAAGCATGATCGAGTCTGTGCAGATTAAGCTAACCTCGCCTTCGGACATGTTTGAAAAGCGGCGTCTTGAAGTAGACGAGGCGAAGGTCAGGATCGTTCAAGCGGTAAAGGGTCTCATGCTATTCGATGACGAGTATCTTTACAAAGAGTATTTTGGCTTCACGGATGGTGAAATAGAAGACATGAAGTCCCGAGTGAAGAAGCAGCAAGAGGAGATGGGTGGCGCTCCTGGGGCTCCTGGGGCTATGCCTCCTCCTGGGGGTGCTCCATTACCCCCTCCCGCGCCTGAAGGTGCTCCCCCGGACGCTGCGGCTCCTCCCGAAGGACAAGCACCTCCCCAGGAACAGGAACCTAAATAAAAATCAGAAAAATTCTAAAAATATAAAATGGGTCTCCTAGATAAGGATACCTAGGGCTATTTTATATTATGAATACAAACTCCTTTTCTTTTAGAGACCAATCAATCGCCAAAGTTAATATGGCGATGAATTATTTAGGCCGAGTCGTTCGTGAGAACATGGTTCTTTTTGATTTCGATGCTCGCACAGAAACAGCATCCTTTCTGACAGAATCAAACCTTCTTGTAAATTGCGTTGTCGATGTAAAAAACGGCAACGTTTCTTTACATGATATCGAAGTGAACGAAGCTACAAAACTCTTCTCGGATGAGAGCATTGACGGTAAAGTAAATGAATCCGTAAGCGCGTTTATCTCAAGCCTTCGTAACGATGAGTACGGTGATGCGGAGAACAGCTTCTCCACTCTGCTTGATGCTTTTGAAGGGCGTAGCAAAATCAATGATATGCGCGAGAAGCTAGAGCGTAGGTCTAGCTGCTTTGGCGAGTCTCAAAACATTCTTGAGAGTGCCGAGTTTGTGAAGCTACAGGAGATCAAGGACAAGGTTATTGATTACGTTAAGGAGAATCAGGATACCATTCTTGAGTTCGAAGACGTATCCAACTCCTTAAAACTTTCCAATGCCTTAGGCAAAGCATTCAACACTCCTCGTCGAACCTGGGAAGACATTGTTTCTGAAGGT